AATTCGTCGGTATGGAAAAAGCAACATAAAAGTGAGTGGCACTCCTACCGTGTATCATGCAGGGGATGTCGTCAATCTCCCTTATGAGTCAGGTGAGACCTCAACGATTGAGGCCATTGGGGCTTGCTGGTCAGCGTTCGCAACAGGGACATAAAGGTATATATACTGGGCGCTATACTATCTGTAAGCCTCATGGCTTGCATGATACAACAAGTAGCATGGAAAAACCTGTAGACCAGAAGATAGTCGATGACTTCTTCAAGTTATCGACAGTAAATAACACTAAAAACATTGCTTGGCTATATGGCATGGTCGCCACATATGGAATCAAGCCTACACACTTACAACGTTTTTCATGGGGACCAGAAAATACCATCCTGGTTAAAGGACGGAAAAGACCAGTCAAACCACTTCATCCCCATTGGGCAATTATTTTTAATTTAAAAAAGCAGCCCCGTAATATACAGGACCGCTTAGAAACTATTTGTGATGATTTAAAAAAAGCAATTACAACAAAAACAATCAAGTGTGAAATTAAAGAACTTCTATTTGCTCATCGGGAAAGAAAGAAAAACTTTTATGCAATCAAGCGTTGATGAGACCCTTTTGTGAAAGGGTCTTTTTTACTTCCCTCAGATTGTAACGATAGCTGTCACGAGAGTACGTGTTGTCAAAAGCTCGGTAATGACGGCCCAAGTTAAGAGTTCCGTCATCCCGATATTTGAAGAGGGTTTCACGATCGATCCCTAGTTCCAGGATCGTTTTGTTGACGGACTTCCACATAATGTGCGCGGATTTGTGCGTACCCTTGTAACGTATCCTTGTACCTGAGGCTGTCAATACCACTTCACAAAAGTTTATGCTGATACCAGGATAGGGCCTACTAAAATGTTATAACGGCTCTAAAGGCATGTTTAACAATGAAAAGGATCCACTTGCCCTTCTCATTGAGTTAACACCGAAACGAGCGAAACGACGTTTTAGAGAAGCTATTTACGAGGACTGGGATCACTGTTGTGCCTATTGTGGACGAACGGCTACATCTTTGGATCACGTAATCCCTCGTTTTAAATCCGGGTCAAGCAATAGAAACAACCTGGTTCCTTCTTGCCAACGCTGTAATTCCAATAAAGGATCATTGGATATGCAGACGTGGTATGAGAGCCAGGATTTTTATTGTCCAAAGAGATATGCGAAGATTGTTTCGTGGACAGAGCAAGAGTTTATAGACTTCTATGATTTTGTAAAACCCACAATTAGTTATAGGACAGCGTAAAAGATTAGCTATAATTAAATATCTGGACGGCCTTTTAGGCAAGAGCATAAGACATGGCCAAAAATGCAAAGGAATTTTTGCAAAAATACGCAAACAATAATAATGAAAACATAGTCAATAAGGCCGAGCTGGAGAAATTTACGGGAAGTGACTCCCAGCTAAAACAAATAATTGCCGATAGTCTTTCGACAAATAATAAGTGGGCTTTTAATGGTAAAGCAGTTGAATACTTAAGAGGTAAAGGTTTTCAACCGCCTGATTTTTCGGAATATGTAAATCACCCTGATTATACGGATCTTAAGAATGCTTTTGAAAAGTATAAGAGAAACGGAGGGAAAAAAACAAAAGCAGAATGGGGTAAACGACATTGGGTCAACACTGGTAAAGCAGAAGGTCGCACAAAGGGATTTTATCCTCAAATTTCAGATGCTCAGACTTTTGTAAATACATATAAGAACTTAGGCGGGCTTAAAAGGTCCGAAATGAGGGAGTCTTATACAGGAGATTACGCCGATTTAGTAAAAGAAGCTGCTAGGCAAGGAGAAACGTTTGCAGGCGCTGCGCTTGAACATGTTAGAGACAAGGGTGGTTTTGGAAAGCCAAAAGCTTTCTTTAAATATTTTGGAGATGAAGGTATTTCAAAAGGTGAGATAAAAGATTACTACACAGGGGATTTAAATGATCTTTATGAAAAAGTCGATAATAATAACGTCACTCTTAACGAAGGCGCTAAAAATTATCTTGCAAACAAAATAGACATTACGTTTGATAATCCCGCGTCATTTTTAGATTTTTATGGCGGTGAAGGTCTAACAAAATCAGAGATTGAAGACAACTACACGGGTGATTTAGAAAAGCTTATTGAAAAAGCAGACAATAAAGATATAAGTTTTGATGAAGATGCAAAAGACTATATTAATGAGCAACTACCACCTGAGTCGGAATATGCTAGTTATAGCAATGCCGCTCAATTTTTAAATGTTTATGGCGCAGATGGAAAGATTTCTAGAGCAGATATTGAAAATCACTTTACAGGTAATTTCAATAAGCTTGTACAGAAAGCATACAATAAAAATATTGATATCGGTTCCGGCGCACAGAGTTATATTACGAACCAGTTAGGGTCTTATCCGCAGATTGAAGTAGAAGAGTATCCAGAGGTACCCACGTTTCAAACCACAGATACTAAAGAGAGCGGAATTCTTAAATGGAAAGGTAATAAAAATACTTGGTTGTACAGTGACTTAAAAGAAGATCACAGAACTGATTACAAAACAGATCGTGCGATCAAAAGAGAAGTAGTCAAGACTGACTTTTACTTTGTAAGGACTGAGAAAACGAGGTGGGGAACAAATACCATTGTTGCAAGAGATATTATCACGAATGAAATATTTCCTGATGGTACTAAGCAAGAAAAAGACAGGGAAACTTTCGAAGGCACAGGTTATTTCTATGATCCAGACAACAGAAGAGGCAGACCAGGTTCGAACCCCACATATAGTTACTTTTCTAATGAAAATGATTCAGAAGATTTTGAAAGTGAGTACGATTCAGTATTCTACGACGTTAAAAGATGGAATGACGATAATGGTAAGGCAGCCAAAAAGGCTAACGAAGAAGGCGAAAAATTAAATAAAGAGAATGTCGTAAGAAATGAAAATGCTAGAAATATTAATACAGAAAGCCGTAATATTGTTCAGCTGGCGAATAATACACAAGGCAATGATTACATACAACAACGCACTGTAATCGAGGCCATTAAAAACAAGAATGGCATTACGGACGATGTTAAAAATAATTTTAAAGATCAGTTCAGACAGTTTTATCTTGATGAAAAAATTGTTCCTTTTGATACCAGAATTGCAGCTAAAGATCCTACAGGTAACTTTGACGCTTCATATTACCTCACAAATTATGAGGAAGTAAAAGAGGCGTGGGATCGAGAAGTTGCAAATGACAATTTAGATGTCATTGCAACTGTTGGTTTCAGTGAGACTGCTTTTGCAGAAAAGCATTACACAGAGTATGGTCAGTTCGAACGCCGCAGAGGCAGTAAAGAAGAAGAAACCACTGCGGCAAACGCATATAAGCTCAAAGCACCAACAGATTTAGAAAAAGCAAACATTCTTGATAAACAGCTTGGTCTTGATGAAACACAAGAAGAACCTCTTAACGAACGCCTTAGAGAAGACAAAAGAGTTGTAAAACTTTGGGAAGAAGTACGTGAGGGTGGTAATGATTATTACGACGCAAAAAAAGAAGAGTTAGGACTTGACTTACAGAACTTTAATGATTTCGCATTAGCTTTTCTTAGTGAAATCAATAATGACACACAAACAAGTTCCATTAAAGATCAGTTACTTGCTGATGAGATTTTGGTAGAAGGTGAAGAATATATCACTGATCTTGAAGATGCGTTAACCAGATCTGCAGGTGATGCTGCCAGAGAACAGACAAAGGATTTTGGCGCATTGACTCAGAGTGTTTTAAAAGACACTCTTGACAGACTGGAGCAGGCAAAACAGATGGAAGCAAACTTCGATCTGTATTCAGGCTTTTCGGATTTTGGCGAAGTTATGGATCCCGGCGCCAACCTTACTAATTCAATTTTAGGGGACAGTGGAATTGGTGGTTATCTAGGATTTATTGGGGGTCCTGAATATGCAGAAAGTTTAGAAGAAGGTATTAACAGAGTTTTCGGCATGGGTAATCTTGCTGAAGTAAATTGGCAAAAATGGTTTGATGAAACACTGACTGAAAAATATGCAGCGAAGTTTGAAGAAAAATTCCGAGATTTGGAATTTACTCGCAACATCTTAGAGGCAGCGGGTCCTAACAGCAGAGACTTCGTTGCCTATGTAAATACAAATGAAGATTTAGCAGAAAACTACGTCAACTACATTAGAAAAACCCCTGAGGCGGAGCGTCTTACTAAAGCTGAGTGGGGCGCTAGAAACTTTAAAAGAACAGGAGGTAAAGGTGAAGACATAAGTGCATTACAGAAAAACGTATGGAACGCCGAAAATAATTCTTTTACAGATAATTTTCTAGCTGATTCGTTTTTTAGAAACACAAAAGAGGTTAGTGATTTTTTAACTTCTGTCGAGGGCGGTGAAGAACTATTAACTCAAATTACATCGCCTACTTTTGATTCTTTATCACTAATCAAACAAATAAAAGATGTTAATCAAGCTATCGAAGATGTTGATCGTGGTAAATATGATTTAACTCTTGACACTGAACTGGGTGAGGAGGTTATTGAGGCACAGTTTGCACGTGATTTTATTACCGACTTTGTGCGTCCTCGCTTCAATCAATCCAAATCAATAGCTGAATTCAGAGATTACATTAATGTTGATCCTAGGTATCAAACGCCTTTTCAAATGCAGAATATTATTGATGCATTGAAAACGACAGCACAAGAACGTGCTCAGTACTACATGGACCAAGTGAATGGTGCGATCGATCAAAATTTTGATGCTGCTTATTATGAAGATCCAACAGAAGGTTTTGGCAAAGGCACTGGACAGGCTATTGATTTAAGGACTAATCTCCAAAAGCAAACAGTTGAACAAGATTATCAAAATGCTTTAGACGGTAAACTCAGTGGAACTATTGATTGGCGTAAAGAAATGTACAGATACGCTGTACCTATTAAGTACAGCAGTAAAGATCCTATTTATGAAGGTGTGTCTGGTTATTATCGACCAATTAAGGAAATTGACAAAGCAGCTTTTATGAGGATGCATTATGAAGTGAAAGGCAAGTTTGGTGTAGAAGACGAAAATGGAAATAAAATTATTTTTACACCTGCAAAAAATGTTGCAGATCCTGAACGTATCAAACGATATGTATATTACGAAGTAATGCCTATGCTCGAAGATGAAGCAATTGATATCGGTAGTATTTTTGGTGAGTTCGTTACTCCAGAACAATTTGCAGATGACGTAATTAGTTCTTTTGACTTGGCTACCGATGAAGAAGTTGCTGAGATTCTTGCAAAATATGGCCTTGAAGGTGCGGATGCTGGTATTGAAGAACTGCGAGAAACACTTGTAGAAATGATTGCAAGCAATGACGCATTAGCAATTAGACAAGGCATTAAAGACATTAATGAGCAAGGTTTACGTCCCGACCAACAAAATCTTGGGGTTACTTACATTGAGAGAGAAGAAGATTATGATCCGGAAATTAAAGGTGAGAGTCAACTGTTCAAGGCCTTTCAATCAGTTGGTTTTAAAGGAACTGAGCAGGAATTTTATGATGAGTTTATGCCTGATGCAGACCAGGAAGAGTTGCGCTTTTTAGAAGATTCTATGAAAGGGCTTAACTTTGACGCTGGTGATTTCAGTGATCCTTTCTCTATGCTGGCCACTGCTGATAGCTATTTTCCTGATGAAGACGAAAGCCTCTCTAGTGATTTTGGAGGTCCGGATCTAGACGATTTTGCAACACGTTACAAAAATGCATACACAACCGATAGATTCTTCAATGTTGGTAAAAGCACTGACACTTATGGCTCTGATTATGATGATCTCTATGAGAATTATCCCTTGAAGAAAACTAAAGCCGGTTCTAATTTCTTAGAAGGCTTTACTAGGGGATTCGCAAGAGGCGCTGATAAAAAACTCAGTGTTTTTTAAAAGACGTTTTATTATGAAGAAAAGGATTACACAGAATGTCTGATAAAGCTAAAAAGGCTAAAAAAGCGGCGGCGCGTTACAAAGGATTGACGCCAAATAAGCCTGTTCGAACTCCTGATCACCCTACTAAAAGCCATAAAGTATTAGCTAAAGAGGGTAATAAAACCAAGCTAATCAGATTTGGTCAACAAGGAGTGAAGGGAAGCCCCAAGAAAGATAATGAGTCTGAATCATATAAGAAAAGAAGAGAAAGTTTTAAAGCAAGACATGCTAAAAACATAAAAAAGGGTAAGATGTCTGCAGCATATTGGGCGGATCGCGAGAAATGGTAGAAGTACAAATTGAAATGTCCATAGCAGATTGCCGTACGTTGTATCAAGCCGTATGCGATGCTTATGAGAAGTGGCCTGGTTCTCCTGCACGTCCTGCAGAAGAACAGCAAAAACTATTGCATATGCGTACTTTTTTATTTAGTATCTTATGTGAAGCTTCTTTCAATAAGGATGAGTAAGAATGCAAAGGGCGGTGGCTATGTCATCGGAACTCCAAAAAAAACATCACAAGGACAAGGGAAACACTCTCGTCCTAAAAAAGACCGTAAAAAGTTGCGTGGCCAAGGCAAGTAAAATCTGATAAAATTACCGAAGCTAATTGTTTGGCCGTGAGAAACTTTGGCCCGGCTGAATACATTATCAAAAAATATGAGGGCTTCAATAATAAAGCTTACTCAGACCCTCTTTCTGATGGTGCTTGGACGATCGGCTTCGGTACTCAGTTTTACTCTGATGGTTCTCCCGTTCAGCAGGGTCATCGTATAACGCGAGAAAAGGCTGACGAATATTTATCTGATGAGTTGCATGTCATTGAACTTGATCTGTTAGATCTAAATTTACGTTTGGACGACGCCATGGTGCAAGCTTTGGTTTCTTTCATTCATTCAGTGGGCTGGTCAGCTTTTTTATACAGCAATATTGTTGATGCCATGGATCGTGGCGACGTTACCGCCGCTGTTGAAGAGATTAACAAATGGATTTTCGACGAAGATCATAAGGCAGTTGGGGGCCTTGTCGAACGTCGCATGGAAGAAACCACGTTGTTTTTGTCAGACTTAGACGATTATTTTGCCCCTCGAATTCCGAATATTTTGCTAAAAGCCTTTAGAGATTACGAGGCATCTGCAGAAGAAGTACAGGCGATCCGTCGTTTAGAGTCTTCGATCAGTCCTTATGTACTTGCAGAATTTGCGAACTCTTTCGGTTTATACAATAGGAAGAGTTTCTTTTCAGAGTTCGATGTCGATCGGATATTTGAACTGCCGAGTTAAAATAAATTAGTAGCGAAAATTCTGTGGAGTCATCCAAAGAGACTAAGGAATTTCATTTACCTCTAGAAATGCAGTTCGCTATGCGTAAGGCAGAAGTCCACGCAAAAGAACTGGATCGTGAAGAGCTTATCGTCGCCCTTTTAAATTTATACCACCAACGTCTTATGGAGTGGAACGCGATCAAAGCGTTAATGGCAGAAGAGCATGTTGATATTGAATTTGATATCCCCACCGACCTGGAGTTATCAGAGCTGGTGGGGCAAATGGAATTTGAAGATGAAGATGATGGCGGCTCTTTTGCCGTCTAATCATCTAAAAAAGCAACCAGACGGTCAATGTACCACTGCGCTTTTTTAAGTGACTCGACACCCCCTTTATGAGCTTCGCGCCAAACATACTTGGCTACGTTACCTTTTAGGTATCCTTTATATTCTTCTGGCGTTAACTGCGCTTCAATTGCTTCAATGCACTCGATACTTCCGTCACAGTAATGTGAAGGATGATTTACCGAATCAATAAGCACAGGACGTTCATAATCACTGATCTCATTTTTATTGAATTTACTCGAAAGAGCATCTAACTCAAGTAAATCATCTTCTTGGGAAATAGCAGGCGACGTGGCCCAGGGGACTGGACAAACTCCTCCGGGACAAGTCTCTTCTTCTTCAGCGGTCACTGGAGCGAAAATCCACGAAGCCTCATCGCTCTCTCCCGTTCCTGTTGACGAGCCGGATCCATGTTGTCCATCACTGCTGGTTGACCCATCTGAGTCACACCGTTCGAGGCACCCTCCAGCATCCCCCGAGCAAGGCCCTCCTCCACACTTGGAATGAATCCTGTCAGTCCCGGGCGTGCTCCCGGAGCCTGACTCGGAATCACAGGGGCCATCTCCTTGCCCATATAGAATCCCCGGGACTGCGCCTGAACCGAACCCGGATATCGTGATACAGCCTGATCCGCCATCGCTGATTGGCTCTTTAAAACCGGTTCCGGATTTCCTTCCAGTTGAAGTTGCTGTCTTTCGTACCCCTCTTCGCATACCGCCAGTCCATTGTTGTACTGATTATATGTTGGCACATCTTTACGCTGATTACCAAGCTCTGCATCGAAATCGCATACAGAAAGGCAACGGCGTACTGCTGGGTTTGTGCCAATAAAGTTGTCACGAAACGATGCTACAGCGTCAAGCATTTTATTCATGTTTACTGCTACTACAATGATAACAGGGAGAATTATTTAACTTGGCAGAATTTCGCGGCGGATATGAACCAGATGCTCGTTTTCTAGACGAAGACGAGCAGGTCGATCTACGCAGGGCGCAGGGTGCTTTCCAGCAGCGTTCTTCGCCTGATGTAAGAGAAGATAATGCTCGACGACGTGCCTTAAGTGCCAAGGCCGCTGGTGAGTATCGTAAACGGCAGGGATACTCTCAACCCAATCTTGGTGGCCGTATTTCAGTCGGTAAGTTTGTCCTAGATTCTTCCCCGTTTGGAGGCACTGAGTTACCTAGCTTACGGGGAAGAAACTATGGAAGACCTGGTGCAGGCGGCATGATGTATGCAGATAAACCGGATGCCGCCTTTGGTACTTTTTACGGCTTCTCTTAAACCTTAGAGAAGACAACTTCTGCAGGTTGATTTTGATATTTACCCTTGCGGTCTTGATAACTAACTGAACAGTCTTCGCCAGTCAAAAATAAGAGCTGTGTAATACCTTCATTGACATAAATTTTGTTAAATAGTCCTGTGCAGTTACTAATTTCTAATGTTAAATAACCTTCCCACATTGCTTCGGCGGGAGTGATATTGACAAGGATTCCCGAACGGGCATAAGTTGACTTACCCACGGCTACTACTGTGACATTACGAGGCAACTTAAGCCGTTCTTTTGCAACGCCCAGACAGTAACCATAGGGCGGAAGAATGTAATAAGAACCTTTACTATCTTTATGTAAATCAAGGGGCTTGAGGATGTCAGGATCAAAGTCCTTTGGATCACAGACGCCAGACTGAACACCACCAAATAAAAAACAATGCTTGTCGTCGAGACGAATATCGTATCCGTAAGACCCTAAACCGTAACTAAGAATTTTCTTGCCATCTACTTCGGAAACTGTATGATCGGCAAACGGTTCAATCATCTGGCTTTCTTTAGCCAGTGCCGCAATTTCTTTGTCGGCTAAAAGCATTAGCTTTCTCCAGGTATATAAGCTTAACAGATACAGCGGCCCATAGGACTATAGATATCGATAAATCTCTGGATGTTTTCATCATTCAAACCGTGTGGCGGCATGTAAACCAGGAAGGTCGTACATGTTTTATAGGATTTCTCTAAACCTTTACTGGTGTTCTTAATTAAGTACGGGCGGTTTGCTAAGACGCAAAAAGGAAAGTCAAAGATACGCTGATCCATCCTCAGCATGTCTGGGTGGTTCGTCATATACAAAGCGTGTTTGATGTTTCCCTTCCACCATTCTCTGTACAGTCGGCGGAACCAAACCGCATGAGACGATACTAATGTACTAGACGAAGCGCGTGTCTTTTTCCATCTAACGTTTCTTTTATCCCAAAAGTATGTACCTGCCGGAGGAAATAGATACACACTTCCGTGCCAATCCTGGACATTGAGTCCGTCATCACTAGGCGTGTAATACTGTGTAGCTTGTACGAAACGATTGGCTACTTTAGAACTAGCTACGTCAAGATCTATGCCACCTAGTAATGCATGGGCATTACTCGTAAGATCTTGGTTCGTAATAAGTTCTAAGTCCTCCTGATAATTCCTGGGTCTCATGAGACAACGTCTTCTAACTTGTCTCCTGCAGCAGTGTTGTAATCAATCTCAAAATAACGTATGCCTTCGTGGTCGTTGACTACATAACCAGCTTTCTCAGTAGGGTCAATTTTTTGTGCTGCAGCCAATATCCTTCGAAAGGTTTCAGCAAGGTCGCCATTATTATCTCGCTCACAAGATTCTTCTGCGGCATGTAGCTCTTTAAGACTCATGAAGAACACGTTACGTTCTTGTTCCGGCTGGAAACACATAACGCCAGGGCCTTCAGCATCCCAAAACTTGCAATACTGTTTCCCCATATCCGCCAAGATAATCTTGACTGTAGTGTCAAGCATCCGAGTTTTAGTCAGGTCCGGCTCTTTACCCAAGAGACTGAACAGAAGCTTTTCTCTACGGTTCATTTCAGTAATCCTTGTTTGCGTAATGAATCCAGAAGTTTTACTTCAGGCCTATACGTGACAACCATTTTGCCAAGCGCCCCCTTCTGCTTGATCAGCTTACCATTTTCGTCACGCAATTTACTAAACTCTCCGGATCTAATTAAATATTCTGCTACGCAACGCAGTCGTCTTTTGAGAGGAAGTTCTGCGGTAGGAAACTTGCCGCAAATGGTAGCGGGCTGCATGTCTTTGAAGGCAATGCGAAGGCGATTCGCCAAGGTCATATGAGAATTTTCATCCTCATCTTCATATTTTTTTAAAGCTTCAAGATATCTTTTGAGGCAATCTGTATCAAAGGAACCACTAGGCGGTATAAAAGGTTGAATTTGTTTTGCTAAAGAGTCCGGAAGAATATCGTGAAAGTTTTCTAGAGTAACCTCAGCGATACTGACATTATTAAATCGGTAACTCATAGGTCAGGGTCGGCCAGATCGTCCTCTCTAGGTTTAGTCCTATATTTAGTGGCTCTATTAAAGGCGCTGTCATCCGTATTATTATTTGCCGCAAAAGTACCTACGAGTTGATTCCATGGAATTCGAATTGTTCCACGATGTACGGTATCGGCATTCATGTTGACGTAATGAATACCCTCCTTCCAACCTGTTTTTGCATAGCGTCCCATTGTGATCCAGTTGCGTAACGTGGATTCAGAGATGCTTAAACGACGGGCGCATTCCTCCAAAGTAATGTATTCATCAGCGTACGCTCTTGGATCGAGAACATCGGTTTCTCCGTTTTGATATCGGCTATGCCACATCGCTTCAAGACAAAGTCGAATACCTCTAAGTTCAGAAACAATTGCTCTGATTCCAGTATTTGTCGGGGATGGCATATCCTCGCTTTTTAATTTTTATAATGTTAAGCTACGAGCAAATGTATGTCTACCCATGGAAGGACAAGTTCCAGCAAGTCAGCCACCGGAATTTAATACAGCCCCCTCAATCACACCTGAAAATATTCAAGCATTGAAAGAGGAGGCCCGCAGGCGAGCAATCGCACAGGCAATGCAGGATCGCCAGACCATGGAGCAAGCCCCTCCACGTCCTGCACCGCAGCCTCAGTACGTTCCGCAGCCTCAGCCACAACGACAGTTTGTACCAACGCCGCAACCTCAGCCTATCGTCGTACGGCGCAATTTGACGATCGCTGAAGTTGGTCTTCTTATTGCAGTGTCCGTAGGTATTCTTGCAGGTATCCAATTCACATGGAATTTTTCTACTGATATCTTGTCTCGTATTGAGATTAGGGAAAAATAAAAGACCTATAATTGTAACAGGTTATATGCAGACTTAGGGTGGCTAATAGAAAAATTACTGAGATGCCCGTCATCTCTGGCCTGTCTATTTCAGGCGACGACCTCTTGACCATGGTCAAAGTTCTTGAGGTCGATCCCACCCTGCGTAATAAAAAACTTACCTTCGACGAATTTAATTTATATCTTGGTCAATATTTTTTGACCGTCACGGGTGCCACCTTTACAGGTGATGTGGTCATTGATGCCAATGCAACGGTATCTGGATCTACCTCTTTAAACTCATTAACTGTCACCGGAGATGCGACGTTCTCTGGTATTACTGTACAAAATAATTTAACAACCAGTGGAACCATTAGCGGCCTCACGCTTACTGGTGAGACTGCGGATTTTACACGTGTTGAAGTAGTAACAGGTACGGTTGGTACTTTATTCAGCACGTCAGGTGCATTCAATAACATTACGGTTACAGGCACTGTTTCTGGTGCAACAGTAACCGGTACAGATGCTCGCTTTATTAGCGGTAATTTTACTGAGCTTTCTGGTAACACAACCACAGGTACTACCGCTAATTTCACAACAGGTAACTTTGTTCAATTAAATGCAGATCAGATTGATATCAGTGGTATTGAAGTAACCGGAAATATTGATGTCACAGGCAATGTAACTGCCTCAGGTATTTATGGAACGGGTATCGTTTCTGGTTTAGTTGTTACTGGGGACACTGGTCAATTTACAAATATTACAGGTGTCAGTGGAGTATATACGGATCTATCAGGAACAACCATTACAGGAGTAACTGGTTTATTTACAACCGGTGAATTCCAAAAAATTTCTGGGGACTTTATTACAGGAGAAGTTCTTGAATTTACTTCAGGAACCTTCAATGTTCTCCAGGCTCAAAACCTTTCGTTCTCTGGTGACCAGACAATTAGCGGTAACTTTACCGTCCTTCAAGACACCTTCCTGCAAGGAGATTTAGCTGCAAGCGGAAATGTAACTATAACGTCAGGCCTTAGTGTAACTGGCAACACTACAGCAGGAAGTTTAAATGCTACCGGAACAGTTTCGGGCGTTACCATTACAGGAACTTCAGGTCAATTCACCATAGTTTCTGCAGCATCCGGACTTTTTACAAACATATCTGGGACAACAATAACAGAAACTACCGGTCAGTTTATAACTCTCACCGCTGATACAGGTAACTTCACCAGAATCAGTGGTACCACTGTCACTGGAGTAACAGTTCAAGGAGCTACTGGTACTTTTGATTCTTTAACAGGTACCGATGTAACTTTTACAGGATTAACAGCTACTGATATCACAGGGACCACCATCACAGGTACCAGTGGTTTATTCACGGTCTTGACTGCTGTATCTGGTGTATTTACTACGGAGATTTCCGGAACAACGATTACAGGAGCTACAGGTCAGTTTACTGAAATGAATATGGTCAGTGGTTTCTTTACCACGATCACAGGTCAAACCGTTTCAGGCGAAACAATTTCAGGAAGCGGTTCTACTTTCGTTACTGTAAATACATCAGGGTTGACCGTTACCGGTTCAGCTTCTGCTGCAACGTTCACTGGCACAACCGTTAATGCAGCAACAGGCACTATTAATACGCTTACGGGGACTACGGGAGTCTTTACTTTTATCACTGGTGCAACAGGTAATTTCTCGGTCCTCGATGCCGATACTCTTACTCATGACACAATCTCTGGAATAAGTGGTGTTTTTACAGACAAAGTAACGACAAAAGATATTCAAGCTTCCGGTGATGTCACGGTCACTTCCGGTCTTACTGTCACCGGGATTATTACAGGAACGTCAGGTTTAATGGGACACTTAGGTGTTTCCGGCACCACCACGGGACATATTGAATCAGGAGTAATCTCTACAGTTATTTCAGGCGTTGTTTCAGGTGCTGAATTTGAAATCAGCGGATCTACCCCTACAGTCACAGGTAATGGTCTTGTTGTTAAAGGACCTCTTGTGATCCTGCCTTAAATAAGAGGCGTTAGAATGTTTCTATGGTAGGCGTAATTTAAATGGCACAACAGTACGGAACAGTAAAATGTGATGTAATCACTTTTACCAGTGGCACGGCTGGCAATGAAACTGACATTTCTATCACTGTTAGCGGCCTGGCGAATATTGAAGAGTCAGGTATTACAATTACCGGCGATATTCAGGGCAATAACATTACAGCCACTGGTGACCTCAATGTTAGCGGCACCGGTTTAATTGCGAGCAACGCAACGATTGGAGGAAGCCTAACCGTTTCTGGTGCAGGTAGTACCTACGCCTCTGGCTTGGGAGTTAGTGGTACATTTACTGCAGAAACTTTAGTTGCTTCAGGAAACGCTACGGTAACTGGAAATCTGAACGTTTCAGGCGACACGACCCTTAGAGGCGCTGTTGGTTCCAGTGGGTTGTTAACCGCTTCGGGTTTAACAGTAACCGGTGCCATTAGTGGTAACACTATTAACACTTCGGGAAATATTGTTACCACTGCAAATATTACCGGTAATATCATCAACGCTACTGGTAATATTAGTGGTTTACTTGATGGTGGTGTCTATGGATCAGGTTTTTGGAAAATTCCAGCGGGCACTACAGCAGAGCGTCCAGGTACTGCTGTTACCGGAATGATCCGATACAATGAAACTATTAATACTTTTGAAGGTTACGGTGAAGGAAACTGGGGTCAACTTGGTGGCGGCGCTACCGGATCAGGTACCGATAAAGTATTTCTTTTAAATGAACAAACAGTAACTACCAGCTATACAATTCCTAATAACCAAAACGCTACTAGTTGTGGTCCGATTACAATTAATGATAGTGTCGAAGTCGTTGTCGGTGACGGCGAAAACTGGTCAATCGTCTGAGGATTAAACAATGCCAATTACTATTTCTGGAGATGGTGGAATTGCAGGCGTCACTAATTTAGACGGCGGCGATTTTGAATGTGCGACATTGGTCTCAAGTGGAGATACTACTCTTGGACCACAGGCCGTAGGTCGCGCTTCTTTATTTGTTGACGATTCTGCTAATTCAGTTGGCATCAATACAACCACTCCTGCCGCTGCTGTATTTTTAGAAGTTGCAGATGGAACTAACCCAATTGTTTCTTTAAACAATACAGGTAATGGTGAAGTAAGACTTGGCTGTACTTCAACTGCTGGTTATATCGGTACTGAATCTAATCATCCTTTTAATATTGAAACTAATTCTACAATTAAAGCTGTTGTTTTAGCTAATGGAAATATAGGTGTTGGTAACACAAGTCCAACTGAATTAATTGAATTAAGAGGAAATTTAGATCAGTCAAATGTTTTTCTTACAACAAGTAGCACAGCTGCAAATTCAGGTTCAACTATTGCTTTTCAGAGCACTACTAACGGCTGGGGTTTAAACGGTGCTCATGCAAGCATTAAAGGAGGCCGTGTAAATGGATCCAATGGTTATTTAGATTTTTCTACACGCCAAAGCGGTTCTTCTGCCGTTGTAATGCGTTTAGATGAAAATTCACGTGTTGGTATCGGAACCACAAGTCCCCAAGCACGTTTACACGTTGTAAAAAGTGATGCAGCAGAAGAAACACCTGTTAGATTTCGTAATTTTTACAACGATGGAGTTAATAACAGTAAAACAAATTTAAGATTTGAAATGGCTACCGCCAATAATCAAGGCGGTACAGCAGTTATTCAAGGTGTATGTGGAACAGATGCTGGTGGAGCAAATACACAAAATGATGGTGGATTACGAATCCTTGTTTCAAGTGGAGGCAGTGGTACTTTAAGTGAAGCTGCTACATTTACTAAGCTAGGCAACCTTGCATTCCCCAACGGTCAAGGTATTGACTTCTCTGCAACGGAAGGAACTAGTGCAAGTTCAAGTATTTTAGATGACTACGAAGAAGGTACTTTTACTCCCGCATTTAATGGAACAATTACCTATACAGGTACTTTAACAGGTAATTATACAAAAATAGGTAGAGTTGTTTATTTCAGCATTGGTTATAGCAATCAGACGTTTTCAAACGCTACCGGTGGTGTAGCAAAAATTACCGGATTACCTTTTACAGCAAATAGTGATTCAATAAATCGTTCAGCATTTTTTATTGGATATTCTGATGTAACTACAAATGCAAGTCAAGGAGGGTATATTGAAGACGGAACTACTAATATTATTTTTTACAATTCGGGAACAAGAAACACTTCTACTTTTTCAAATGGAACCGGTAAATATTTATACTTATCAGGTTTTTACCTTGTTTAACAGCCCGTAATGGCTCTAAACTAATACCTAAACCTGTTTTGTCTGGAGGACAATCCTAATGGCTTACGAAGAAAAAATTGAATACAAACTGGAAATTATCCCCCCCTGGTCTATTATCCAGTGCCGTCGTGCTGATATTGTCCTTAAGGATGGTGTAGAAATTGCACGTGGTTATCACCGCTGTGTGTACTCCCCTGGTGATGATGTTTCTGAAGCACCGCAAGAAGTGCAAGATGTTGCAGCAGCACTCTGGACTCCTGAGTTAATTCAAGAGTATCAAGATCATATTGATCCTACTCCTGTTGGCCCTATCTCATCCGATGATACAGCTGATGCTCCAGTGGAAGAAACAACTTCTTCAGGTGAAGAAACAACTTCTTCAGGTGAAGGTGGTTGGGTATTCGGCTCCGGCACTACTTCTTCAGGTGAAGAGACTACTTCTTCAGGTGAAGAGACTACTTCTTCAGGTGAAGCTTGAGTTAGAATAAATAAAAAGTAGTTGTAAAAAATGTCTGGCGTTCTTCGTTTAGGTAATACAGGTGCTGCCACTGGTCGTAGCACCATTCAAGCGACTGCAACGTCAGACGCTACATTTAGTTTGCCATCTGCTGGTGGTACTATTCTTACCACAAACTTTGATACAATTGGAACTATTACCTGGAACGGTTCCAATATCAACATTACCAATGCAGATCTGAATGTTAACAGTGGACAACTATTTGTTGATGAATCTACTAGTCGTGTAGGAATTGGGACGGCTTCTCCTAGTTATAAATTACATGTTACTGATACAGGAGCTTTTACAAAAAATAGATCTAATACAGGTGGTATTGCCAACTGTGCTTTAGCAATTGATCCGGCTGACTCAACCATGTTCTTTGGTTTTAGGGTTAACCAAGCTGATAATGATCTTGTTTTAGATTCGAATAGTGGTTCAGATATTATTACATTTGGTCCCACAGGAACAGCTAATTTCGGAGGTCTTGATCTTTCTTTTACAGATAACAGTGGTGTAGAAGTCCGGCACACAGGTGAAGTCTTAATTCAACGCCCTTCGAGTCAAGGTACTTCAGCAGTATTTGATGCCAGATTAGGCAATACACAAAAGGTAAATATCCTTGCCAATGGAACTGCTACGTTTCAAAATGTAGTTGATGCAACTTCTGCAACTTATACATTTATTGGTCGGCGTGATACTGACAGCACTGCTACATTTGCTGTTACTGACGCAGGTTATGCAAACCTTGGTCCAATTAGTGGTAATATTTCAAACATTATTTTAGATGGTTCAAATGGAACTGCTAGATTTATTTCAAATGTTGGTATTGGATCAACAGGAAGTACTGCCATTACACCAGCAAAAAAACTTCACGTAAGAGATGATGGTGATTCTTATCCACTCTTAGTTCAAAATAGAACTAATGCTGTATCTAAGTGTGGTGTTGCTTTAATTGCAACAGGATCAGATTTTTCTGATGGGCAGTATGCAACCATTGAAGCTCTTTCAGGAGGAACAGGAAGCACACAACATGAATTAGGATTTAGAACATGTACGAGTGGTGGTACGCCAACTGAAAAAATAAGAATTTTAGCAAACGGAGGATTGACTTTTAATGGTGACACGGCACAAGCAAATGCACTGGATGATTACGAAGAAGGTACTTGGACTCCTGTAGGAAACAATAATTTCAACGGCATTTCAAACGCAGATGGGGCCTACATAAAAGTAGGACGCATGGTTATTATTAACTATCAGTTTAATTTTACAAGTTTAGATAATACAACAGGAGCTTCAGCAGTTGCAGGATTGCCTTTTTCACCTAAGAATGACAATCCAAATACAGGAGTAGAATGTACAGGTGTTTGTTATGGAAACAATAGGCTTATTTTAACTTTCATACAAAATGATGAACTAATTTTAAATTTTGACACACATAGGCCTATTCAAGGAACTACGGGCGCAGGAGCTGATCAATATCGTGGAACTATTAGTTATATGTCTAACTAAGCCCGCAATGGCTCAAAACTAAACCTAGGTTTACTATTCTTCACTGGTAAAATAGAAGTACCAGGACGTATAAGATGAGCACTCTTCGCGCAACAACACTACAACACGGTTCTTCCGCCGTTCAAAACATTGTCCTTGATAACCAAGGCCGAGCAATCTTTGGACCGGATGGACCACAAGGACGTGCTGCTCTTTACGTCAACGCACAACTTAACAGGGTTGGTGTTAATAATGAATCCCCCACTGTTGCACTGGATGTTGATGGTGCAATTAATGCCACGGGTAATACAACACTTGGTGGTACTTTAACTGTTACTGGTAATGTAAGTTTTAATGCAGATATTGATGCTGACGGAGAATTTTTGACAATTGGAGGAATGCAAGTTACTTCCAATTTAACTCCCACAACAGGAGCAGGTTGGGAACTCTTTAGATCTAGCCTTGGCTTTGCTCAAATGCAAGCTTACGACCGAAGTGGGAGTGCCTTCCTAGGAGGCAGAATTAAGACTACTAACTGGGAATTAGGTGAAGACGGTGAATCATATTTCTTAGGGAATTTTGGAATTGGAACCTCATCGCCTGAAGAAATCCTACATGTTGCAGCAGCAAGTGAAGCTGTAAACACGCGTGATGGTG